AGCTGACACAACTGCTGAATTTCCGCATTATTTGTGGACAAGGGTGTAAGTGGGAAACTTGCTACAATTTCCGGCACTGTACTTTGGGAGGCTGAGTTCGTGCGGCAAGCCATGACTGTAGTACGAACTCTAACGCCGTCACTCGTAGTGGTTTTAATCATTGGAGCGGGGCGGAATTGTTGACTAATGCCGAGGGGGGCTGTTACACGAGTAGTACCTCCACCAACCTTGCGGAACGAAAGCACTTCTGTTATCTGCTCAAGTCCATTGTTGGGTGACTTTCTCTGCTTTGTTACGTTTCCCTGTAACTGGGTTGCATTGCCTCGTGCCCGAGTGGCGTTCCCACTAATATTTAGTGCATGCGCCGTCATGTTCTTGGTATGTCGTAAGCTGGTTGCCATGTTGTGCTTGATTGATTTATTTGGTTGGATGAATCTATCGATTGACCGACCGACTGCTTGCACCCCCACTAGTCCCCCAGCAAGCATTCGCTTGGGTTCTAATGAGGCTAGATTCTGCTTAGCAAATGAGTAGTCAGCCGATTCAAGGCTGCCATTCACTGCGTAAACAGCATCATGTACTTTGCAAGTGCCGTCGAATTCGTCGATAGCAGGGACAGAACTGACCACAGAGTCCTGATACTTCCCCGCAGACCACCCCGGTCCACAGAAATTACCGTGATAGCGCATGAAATATGAGTTGGTAGTTAATATGGCTATCGACTGCCGAGACTTTGTGGTCAAACTCGTATTCATCAAAATGCTGCTCAAGAGCAACTTGCTCATCAGGTAATATGCCCCACGCCTGGAACACCTGGGCACGAACATTTGCACTCGGCTCTGCAAATTCTTTGTTCATACCAAAACTCATCAGCCACATACCAGAGTTGCGATGAATCTCCTCTGATATTTTGCTAGACACGCCTCCTCCTAATCGAATATAGGTTCTATAGAGGTTTTGAATCACTGGAATGCCTCCCGTCAATGCCATACCACCCATGCCAACCGCGGTAAACCACGACTTCAGGGTCTTTGCATTGTCCAACGATAGACAACTCAGCGTATCCTTGCGCAAGGCGGTTGGAATGTTACGGACCATCAAGCAACGACCATCATCCATCTCAATTGGATGCATTTGGCAAAACTC